GCCAGCGGACAGGAGTGTGATCCCGTCGGGGCTGTGGAGAGTTTCCTCAGCTCCGAGCCCACCCTGTCCTCCACACCGGGCACCTGCAAGTCGCAGTGTTCGGCACAGCGCGCCGGCTGCAACGGGGTCGCCAACGGAGTCTCTCACTGCGCGAGGGCAGCTGGAATGGCACCCATCCTGATCGAGATGAAAGGCTGTAACGATCTCGAAGGGGATGCCAGGAAGGACTGCAAGAAGGCAGCGAAGGAGGAGAAGAAGTCGCTGAACGAAGAGCTGAAGTCAGCACATCGCTCGGCGAAGGATACCTGTAAGGCAGCCGCGACTGCCTGTAAGGAGTCCTGCTCCTAGGAAGGCACCCACGGGTGGCCTACTGGGAAGCTCGGTAGGCCACCCGCTCGGGGGTCTGGTGGTGGTCTTACGTTTTCGTAACGCCACCACCAGACCCTTGACATCGCCGAATCAATCATGTACCCTCCGCACGTCCGCCAGTGGAACATATCCCCTGGCATCATTCTATCTCGAAAGGAAATCAAGATGCGTCGAACGACCAACACTCGCCAGTTCACCCTCATCGAGGGTGTACTGTGCACCATCGGGGCCCCCTACGGCCCCGGCACCTGGACTCTGACCGACGGCGAAGCGAACACGCTGAACCAGACGATCGTGGAGAATCTGCGGAACAACCTGCGGGAGGATGCGAAGAAGCTGAAGGAGGACGGAGCGCCGCCCGACAAGTTCCAGACCCTCGTGGATGAGTACTACGACAAGTACGACTTCGGCATCCGCCAGGGTGGAATCCGAATCACCGATCCGGTGGAAAGCGCCGCGCGGGAGCTGGCTCGACAGCTCGCGAAGCGTGCCCTCCGCAAGCAGGGCGTCAAGGTGTCCGACCTCACCACCGCCGACGTCAACGCTCACGCGGAGCGACTGCTGGAAGATCCGGTGGTCGGCCCGCAGATCCGAGCCAAGGCCGAGATCATCGCTTCGGCCGAGGAGGAGGTCGCGGGTATCCAGGTCTGAGGCTTCCTGGGTGGGTGGAGTGTGTGTTTGCTGTGAGTGCCCTCCAACAACAGCAGCCCCCCAACACACCTCCACCCACTTGGGGGCGGAGCCTGCGGAGATCCCATGAACATACTCGGCTTCGAAGACCTACTCAAGCTCGCTGCGCGTTCTCCGACTGGCATCGCTGTCAAGTCTGAGGACAGAGGACGACTCCGTTCTCTCCTCCATGAGGTCCGACAGCGCCTCGCAGATCCGAAGTACCTCGACCTTATCATCGTGTTCTCTGCGACAGAGCACGATACCCTGCTGGTATTCCCGAAGGGAGCTACAGAGGGAAGTAGTCCTTCCCAGGGAGACGCCTCTGGCGCGGAAGAAGCTACCTGAGGAATCAGTCTCCATCAACGTCCGTCTTTACAGGGGGGATCTCGAGGTCCTCCGTCGCCTCTACCCTACGGGCGGCTATAACCGCGTCATCAGATCTCTCATCAGACAGCACATCAACCGCATCCTGACAGGATTGGAGAACGCCGATGTCGGTCTGGGAACTGTTCAGCAAAGACCCGAGAGCACTCTCGAAGGAGGAACGACTCGCGATCGTGAAGGAGCTCCGGGAGAAGAGGCTCCTGTGGACGACGGAGGTTGACTCCGCAAGGCGAAGTGGACGGAGGGCAAACCACAAGAAGGCTGGTATCTCCGCCGAGGACCTGCTCCCCGGCATAGACCTCGATGCCATCGGCAAGCTCCTTGCGGAGCCCGACGGTGAGGACACTCCTTGAAGAAGAGAACTGTCACGCCGAGGATGCTGCCCGACGCGCAGCTCTTCAAGGACTGGAAGACCTGGGCACAGAGGCACACTGATGAGGTCCAACGAGAGATCGCCTCCGTCGCTTCTATCGTGCCATTCATCGAGTTCGGAACCGTCACCAGGACTACTGCATTTACACCAGTTGGTGCCAACGTCCGCTGGCAATCAATCGTCTTCGACAACACTCCTGGCATCTGGACAGCCAGCGGCGTTGCGGCCGAAGAGCGCAAGCTATACGTTCCCCGCCGCCCTGGGGACCTTCAGTACGGTTACGCGATGGTGATAGCTGGAATCGGTCTGACCGACCCCACCGACGCCTGTACAGTCTCCGGCTACATCACGAAGAACGATGTTGCAGTCATGCCAAGCTCTCGTTTCAGCTTGAACGTAGCTCCAGGTTACCTCTTTGGTCTTGCCTTCAACCTGGTGAATCCCTGGCAAGAGGTGGAGTTTGGTCAGTACTTCGGAGTCATCGTTGAGCAGTTTCCTGCGGGTATAGTGCAGGTCCAAGCGAACGTCCACACCTTCGCTTCCTTGATCCTCGCAGGTCCCGCATGACGGAGCACTTCTCAGGGAAGACTTCTAGCTTGCAGTTGTACTGGGACGCTCACTCTCTCGCCACGTTCCAGCAGTGTCCCCGGCAGTACCAATACCGCATCCTCGAGGGCTGGACTTCCCAGCACAACAACCTCGATCTCGACTTCGGGCTCTGTTATCATGCCTCTCTCGAGGCTGCTGACAGGGCCCGTTTTGCTGGTGCGGGGTTCGAGGAGCAGGCAGCCGCAGCGCTCGAGGTCATCTTGAACTACGATCTGTCGCACTGTGGAGTGACGAAGGAGAAGAATCGCTTTACACTGGCACGCAGCGCAGTCTGGAACCTGGACTTCTACCAGAAGGTACCCATCCAGCCGATCGAGCTGAACGGGAAGCCAGCAGTTGAGATTCCATTCCGCTTCGAGGTGGACCTGGAGACAGACGACGGAGAAGCCTTCGGCATGTGTGGCTACATGGACGGCGTGTCTCAGTTCGCCGACGCGATCCGACCGCTCGAACGAAAGACGACTGCGAAGTCTCTCGGAGAGTACTACTTCCAACGGTTCTCCCCGAACACACAGATCTCCACGTACAACCTCGCCGCGAAGGTAGTCTTTGACCTCCCGCTGGGTGGCGTCATGGTGGAGGCCTGTCAGACAGCGGTAAACTTCTCTTCCTTCGAGCGCCGGGAGGTACGACGGACTCCTGCACAGATCAATGAGTTCCTCGGCGAAGTGAAGTACTGGATGAAAACGGCAGAACGGATGGCGAGAGCTCAGTACTGGCCGAAGAACGAATCCGCTTGCTTCCTCTGCGCCTTCAAGAAAATCTGCGCGAAGGACCCCTCGGTAAGGACAGAGTTCCTCGAACATGGGGACTTCGTGAAGAGACCGTGGAACCCTTTGGAGACACGATAGGGGGAACGATGACTTGGTATTGGCAGGATCTGAACGACGCAAAGCCGAAACGCTACTTGTCGCACTGGCGCGGCTGGAGCGGCTCGTGGCGTTTTTCGTGGGTGTTGCCGCGACGCCTCGAAGGTGAGGCCGCAGCGCTCCTCTACGTCAGCGACCGCCCGCACTGGACGCTCCATATCTCGCTGCTCGGCTGGGGCGCATGGCTCGGCCTTGGCCATAGCGGCTACGCCGAGAAGCGCGAGTACGGTCTACAGTTCCACCACGGCAGCCTGTGGTGGAAGTGTGGTGCCGATCCGATTAGCTGGAGCAACGAGACTCCGCGCTGGCGTGACGGCTACTGGCCCGTCGCGGAGTGGCTCCTCGGCTCTCGCTCGAGCGAAGTAGAGGAGGTGCTCGAAGAGCGCGAGGTGCTCGTGCCGATGCCGGAGGGCGTCTACCCAGTGAAAGCACGCCTGGAGATCCGAGTCCAGCGAGGACGATTCCGCACGCGCCGCTGGCGCTGCGTTAACCTCGACGTGCTCGACACGAAGGGCGGCATCCCGCACGACGGGAAGGGTGAGAACTCGTGGGACTGCGGCGCGGACGGCATCTACGGGCTTTACACTCATGATTGTAACTCAATCGAGGAGGGCATTGGCCAGCTCGTCGCGTCGTCTCTACGCGACCGCAAACGCTACGGCAACAGGTTCGCGGAGCAAGACGGACTGGACACCATTCGCTTTGCGCCAGGCGTTGATGAACGCGCTCAGGTCCCACGATGAGCAAGCCGACGTACGAGGAGCGATGCGACCTGCGCTGGGAGATCGAGCGCCATCTAGGCGGCGTCGAGGAATGGACGCCGAGCCACGACCTGTCGCTCTCGACCTTCGGGCTGCTTCGCAAGTGCCAGCGTGCTCTCGTTCAACCTACCGAGCGTGAGCCCGTCGTGCGCGAGGAGTTGGGCACCATCCACTCGCACGACAAGTGCGGTGTGATCGAGGGTTGGATGCTCCAGATCGCCCGCGCGCTCGGCCTCGACGCCGCGCAGGGCGTCACCGGGTCGCAGGTGCTAGACGCGATTGCCGCCCTGAAGGAGAAGCGATGAGTAATAGAACCTCTAGATGGATCGCGAACCACTTGCCGAAGCGGATCGTCTACCACGCCCTGATCCGCGCGTGGGCCTATGCTACAACCGGAGAATGGTCTGGCGAGACAGCGACCTCCGTCACCACAGACGTTGTGGTGAAACGCTGGATGCGGAAGTGATGCCCACCCCCACCAGTGAGCAGCTCCACGAGGCATGGGCTGCTAATCTTGCCATCGACGCAGCATCGCCTATCGGCATCTGGGCCACAGATACGAGAGCGGGCCTGCGCTTAGCCATCCTCCTCCTCACAGACGCAGAGCACCGCATCGCGGAGCTGATCCGCGAACTCGCGGAGCTGATCCACGAGCGTGACCAGGCATGGCTCGACCGCACGGCCACGAGTGACATGCTGTGTGCGGCGCGGGAGCGCATCGAGGAGCTGGAGCGGGACACCGCGGAGCAGAAGTGATGCCGAACCAGTGTGACATGAGACCCGCCGTATGGTTCCTCGCGATCGTCGTAGCTCTCTACGCAGGCTGTTTTCTCTACTACACCAGTGCCGCCCCGGCAGCATACTGTCCCACCTACCCGTGCTACGGTCCATGTGGACAGGGATGCGTCTGTGTCACTCCGCCGGGTGAGTTCAGCGGAGAGTGTTGGGGTACTCAATACGTCAGCCACTTCCTTAGGGAAGGATGGAGGGTCTGTGAAGAGTAAGTCAATCTCTGTCGCCAGCGTGGTCGAGTCCTTGCAGAAGAACCTGGACAATCTGGATGAGTACAGAGGAGAGAAGCACGTCGAAGACGAGCTATACGAGGAGTCGGAGGAGGCGGAGCGCATCGAGTCCGCTTGCGAGAGGATCTCCGATGCGATCGAGCTGTTGAGGGAGAAATAATGCCTAGTGCAGAGAAACGACCGGCAGGAATGCCCGTCAAGCTTCTCCTCATCGGAGACTCCGGTACCGGGAAGACCGGCTCCCTCGCCGCCCTCGCCAACGTCGGCTACGAGCTATTCATCATCGACTTCGATAACGGTGTTGAGCCGCTCTTCACATATGTCGTCCCTGAGGCACGGAAGATCGTACACTACGAAACGCTCCAGGTCAAGCTCAAGGGCTCCGGGGATGGAGCCGCGATCGTTCGCGCAGACGCGATCTCGAAGGCGATGGGCCTATTGAACAACTGGGTGGACTCCGAAACGAAGCAGTCGTATGGAGCCGTATCCTCCTGGGACTCGAAGCGAGTCCTCGTCATCGACAGCCTCACCATGTTCGGAAGCGCCGCCCTCATGGCCGTTCTCCAGCGAGAGGGGAAGACCGACTTCCGACCGAAGGCGGTCAAAGGCTTCGATCCTCGCAACGCATACGGAGACGCGATGGACATGATCGAGGGAACCCTCGCCATGCTGTATGACAGCGCGATCAAGTGCAACGTCATCCTCATCTCTCACAAGAAGTTTGTAGGAGGAAATGAGAACGCAGCATATCCGAGCGCTCTCGGCAAGGCACTGCCTCCCATCATTCCTCGCTACTTCAACACGATGCTCCGTACGCAGCAGGACGGCAGGAACCGCTGGATCATGACGGAGCCTGACGATCAGATGGCTACGAAATCTCCTTACAAGCTCGAATCGAGATACGGTATCTCGAACGGCCCTCGAGCTTGTATTCAAGGCGGACTCGGAGATCCTCCGGGGCTGCAGAAGGCAGCATGACCTATGGCTGATGTAGACTTCCGCAAGATGCTGGACAAGCGGACGGATCAAGTAACCCGTCCGAGCCCGGTCCCGGCTGGAACCTACGAACTCATGGTACTCGGGTACGAGTTCGGAGAGTCCACTCTGAAAAAGACGCCCTACGTTCGCTTCAAGTTCCGACCCGTCTCTGCTCGCGCCGACGTGGACCCGGCGGATCTCGAGAAGATCGACCTGACGAAGAAGGAACTCCGTGACGACTTCTACATCACGGAGGCCGCCGAGTATCGACTCGTGGATTTCATGAAGGCCTGCGGTCTCAACACCGAGGGCCGAGTGATCTCCGAGCTGCTCGACGAGGTGAAGGGCTCCTACGTCCTCGGAGATGTGGGCATCACCCCGAACCAGAAGGATCCGACCGCACCGGGCTACAACGAGGTCAAGTCTTACGCGGGAGTGGTTCCCGCGTGAGGTAGCAGGGAGTGGATGGCTGCCACCACTCCACTCGTAATCCTGCTACGGGGGCAGCAGGGGTATATAGTGATAGGAACCCCCGATCACTCTCCCCTGCTGTCCCTTTTTCTCTCCAGGAGTACCAAAGTGCCCATTTCCGAAGGCTCCGGCAAGATCCTCATCTCTACCATCACAGTCCCCGAGCGCCGTCGAAAGCAGAAGGGAGACATCGAAGAGCTCGCCGATAGCATCGACCGCTATGGTCTATTCCACCCTGTCATAGTACGGAAAGCGGGGAAGGGACAGTACACGCTGGTAGCCGGCGAGCGCCGTCTCCTCGCATACCAGGCGCTGAAGCGAGAGCACATCGAAGCAAGGCTGCTGGAGGAGCTCGACAAGTTCGAGGCTGCTGCGGTTGAGCTCGAAGAGAACGCCCGCCGCCTCAACATGACATGGCAGGAGGAAGCCGAAGCGGTACTCTACTACCACGAGGCGCGTGCCGCCGGAGATCCAGACTGGACGATGGAGCTCACAGCAGACAGCCTCGGTCTAACGGAGAAAACAGCATCCGTCCGTTGCTCCATCGCGAGAGCAGTCCGAGACAACCCGAAGAAGTTCGAGCTGTTCGAGACGCTCTCCGCAGCCTACAACGTCATCATGCGGGAGCGTCAGAGGGCGGTGGACTCCGAAGCAGCGAAGTTCCTTCTGTCTGGCGACACCGTCCTCGCGGACGAGGAGGAGCATTCCAACGAGCCGCTCTCAATCGAGGAAGCGATCGAACGCAATCGCGGGCTCGCTGTTCGCGAGATACGAGCGCCGATCCTCGACCTGCACAACGTAGAGTTTGCTGAGTTCCTCGAGAAAGATCTCCGCGGACGACAGTGGAATCTACTCCATTGTGACTTTCCATACGGCGTCGGCCTACACGAGAGCGAGCAAGGTGGCATGGAGAAGTGGGGTGGGGGCTCGTATGAGGACACTCCAGCAATCTTCTGGACCCTCTGCCGACAGCTCGCCGCGGCTCTACCTCACATCCTCGAGCCAACCGGCGGACACATGCTCTTCTGGTATCCCGTCGCAGAGTACACCCGCATCTTCGACTTCTGGTCTGAGCTCTGCTTCGTCAATCCCGTCCCTCTAATCTGGTTCAAGTCGGACAACACGGGAATCCTGCCGGACTCCCGCCGCGGGCCGCGCCGGGTGTACGAGGCAGCCCTCCTTGCCACGTTCGGGGACCGACCCGTGGTCTCCGCCGTCAACAACGTAATCGCGTGTCCAGCGGCCAAGGACAAGGCCAAACACCCCTCTGAGAAGCCATTTCCCGTCGTGTCACATTTCCTACGAATGCTCTGCGATGAGACGACGAAGCTCCTCGACCCGTCCTGCGGTGCCGGAACGGCCCTCGCGGCGGCGGAGTTTCTCGGTGCGCAGACTGTCACCGGAGTCGAGCCGAACGGAGAACACTGCCGCTCCGCACGCGAGGCTCTCGCGAAGGTTCGCATCGCCAGGATGGTATCGTGAGGTCTGGTGTAGATTACGTTCCCAACGCGAAGATCGCTCTCGTTGGTGAGGCCTGGGGAGAGCACGAGGAGCGCGCGGGAAAGCCCTTTATAGGCTACTCCGGTCAGCTCCTAACACGGATGCTCCACGGGGCAGGGATCAACCGAGAGGACTGTACCGTAACGAACGTCATCTGCAAGAGACCGATAGGAAACAACTTCGCACACTTCTGCGTTGGACTTGGAGACAGACAACCAGACTGGCCGGAGCCATTCCGCACTCCCATCACGAGAACCCCCCGGGCGATGTATCTGAAGGAAGAATACTGGCCTGAGGTCTACTCCCTCTGGGAAGAGGTGAAGGCGGCTAACGTCATTATCCCACTGGGAAATACAGCGACCTGGGCCATCGGTGGCTTTACCGCAAGTATCTCGAAGCACCGTGGAGTGTGGACTCCGAGTATACCCGGCCCAAAGTTTCTCGCCACGTATCACCCAGCGGCGGTTACGAGGGAGTACTCTCTATATGTCATCTGCATCGCAGACTTTCTCAAGGCGAAGGAAGGACAGGACACAAGTACCTTCTCCAGGCCAAGCAGGAAGATACACGTAGCGGAGAGTGAAGAGGACCTACAGTATATCCGAGCACACATAGGCACCAGGACAACACTGGACATTGAGACGGACAGAAAGGACTTGAACAACCTGTTCATCTCCTGCGTAGGCTTCAGTCCTACATCGGACCTCGCCTACGTAGTACCCTTCGTCAGACGGAACAGGATGAGCTATTGGAAGACGGACGAGGAAGAGCTCTGCGCGTGGGATCTCGTCCGTGACGTCTGCGAGTCCACGTCCATAACGAAGATCCTCCACCGTGCCATCTACGACCGCTACGTGCTGCGGCGCTTCGCCGGCATTGAGTTCCGTGGACGTATCGAAGACTCACTGGTCGCCCACCACGCTCTGTATCCAGAGCTACCGAAGTCACTCGGTTTCATCGGCTCTATACTAACGGAGGAACCCGCATGGAAACTGGAGAGAGGGACGAGGGACGAAAAGAGGGAGGAGTAGCTCCCCTTCGCGATGCGGACGAAACGGTGAAGCACTACCGGATCGAGTTTAAGCTCCAGGGCTACGCCATCGTCCCGGTATCAGCAAAGAACAACCATCAGAGAAGAGCGTACTACACAGCTACGCGTGAGCTCAACGAGGCCCTGTCACAGATCCTACGCTCTGGCGTTCGACAGATCTCCGAGTTGCACTGGGAGACTACCGTGTTCGACACCTTCCCGGTTGAAGTATGAAGAGAGTATATCTCTGCTCACCGTATCGCGCTGTTGACAAATCCGCACGCCGGAGGTATACTACGTACCTCAGACGGGCCCTCCGCGACAGCATGATGCGGGAGGAAGCCCCCTTCGCATCACACGCCTTCTACCCGCAGATCCTCGATGATAGTAAGGACGGAGAGAGAAAGCTCGGTATCGTCCTTGGACACCTGTGGCTTGCGTCCTCGGACCTCGTAGCTGTCTATGCAGACTACGGGCTATCGCAGGGAATGCAGGTGGACATGGCTGAAGCATCCGCGCGAGGCAAACCTATAGAAGTGAGGTATATCCTACGTGCTGGTATTCGACACGGCAGAGTACGTTCCGGAGCGAAGCAGCGCTGACGTTCGACACTGGATTTACAACGGGCTCGACGCCTGTGTGACAGGTGAGATCCTTCCGAAACTCCTCACTAAGTTCACTCCCAACGATCGCTGGGTCTACGAGTTCGAGCTCCGCCTCTGTGATCTCGCTATGAAGATGATGCTCCATGGCGTCCGCGTAGACGACCAGGCGAGGCGCCGTCTCATCCTCGAGTACGATAGCGAGAAGGAGCGCCTGGAGGAGTTTCTAAACTGGATGGGGGATGCAATCTGGGGGAAGCCTTTAAATGCCCGGTCTCCAGCACAGCTAAAGGATTTCTTCTACGAGCGCATGGGCATCCCGTCAATCTACAAGAAAGACAAGTACGGTGAGAGGAGGCCGACGACGAACGAGAAGGCCCTCTTGAAGATCGCAGACTACATTCGGGCGCGGCCGATCGCGAATACAATACTTGCGATACGGGAGATTGGGGGATTTCTTACAGTACTCCACTCTGGCGTAGACGGAGACGATCGGATGCGGTTCGAGCTCTCGCCCGCAAGTACCGAGACGGGACGTTGGGCCTCACGTAAGAACGCCGCTGGTGGTGGGCAGAACGCACAGAACATCACAGACCGGATGCGAAGAATCTTCATTCCTGACGATGGCTTCTTCTTCGCATATGCTGATCTCGAGCAAGCAGAATCTCGTGTCGTAGCATACTACGCAGACGACGAGAAGTATATCGCAGCGTGCGAACAGACAGACCTACACAGCGGTGTCTCACAGATGATCTGGCCTGGTGCCGATCCGAAGTCACCATGGCGTAGGCACTTCACGAAGCGAGACATGTCTAAGAAGTGCGGCCACGCGAGCAACTACAAGGGGAGCGCCTACGGAATCTCGCAGACTACTGGCATCGAGGAGAAGCTGGTCGAGGACTTTCAGCTCGAGTACTTTTCTACCTTCCCGGGCATCCCCCGCTGGCACGCCAGTATCGCACAAGAGCTACAGTCTCAAGGCTACCTCGAGACCATCTTCGGTCGTACTCGACACTTCTTCGACCGCCTCGACGCAGATGGTACGATCAAAGAGGCCATCGCACACAAACCTCAGTCTACCGTCGTAGACTATCTTTCCAAGGGACTGATTGCGGTAGACGAGTCTCTCGCCGGTCCTGACTTCCAGACACTTTTACAGATACACGACGCGGCTCTGTTTCAGATTCGACTCGGCCGAGAGGACCTGCTCGAACGCGCCAGGTCGCTCATGCGGGTCGAGGTAGAGTTTCCGTCCGGCAAGAAGATGATTATTCCGAATGCAGCAAAGGTTGGATTCAACTGGGGGGAAGAAACTACAGATAACCCGAATGGACTCGGTAAGTCGCTAGCAGGGAAAAGGCTAGAAATCGACTCGATCCTTCGGGCTGTCTTGTGAGCAGAGACTGGGTACAGACATTCGTTGACTACACCGAGGGCACACCTTCCCCTCGCGTGTTTCGCTGGTGGTCTGGTCTCTCCTGCGTATCCGCCGCCCTTGAGCGGAAGTGCTACACCTTTATCTCCGATTTGAACGTATACCCTAATCTCTTCATCATGCTGACCGGACCACCAGCCGCCGGTAAGGGAGTAGCGGCGGAAGCCGCACGGGAGATCCTCCGCCGGATCAACAGCATTCGACTCTCTCCTGAAGATCTATCCGAGGCGGCACTCTACGACTCCCTCGAAGCTGCCCACGTCGCAACGGTACTCCCCGACAAGCCGCCCCTCGTTCATCACTCCATGACGGCGATACTCGGCGAGTTCGGAACACTGTTCCGTATCGGAGACATATCCCTCTGCGGTGCCGTCTGTGGTCTGTACGACTGCAAGGATATCTTCGAGAAGGGACGGCGGACGCAGAACAGCGACAACGTGATTCATAACGCTTGGTTGAACATGTTGTCCTGTGTAACACCTTCATACCTCGGACAAATCTTCACTCCAACGGTACTGTCACAGGGACTGCCATCCCGGTTCGTACTGGTCTACGGAGAGAAGCCCCAGGAGCGCCCTCCACTGTTCCGAGATCCGGCGGATATGGAGGCCTGGAACGCGAGGCGCGTGCGTCTCCGCGAGACATTACTGAAAGAACTCAAACACATTCACGAGCTCCGCGGGGAGTTCTACTTCGACACAGAGACAGCACAATCCTTCGTATCCTGGTACAAGGAAGGAATGCAACCACGGCCGGAGGAGCCGAAGCTAGACTACTACGCCGACAGGCGGCTCCTCCACCTGGTCAAGATGATGATGTGTCTTTCAGCCTCTCGGCGGAACACCATGATTATTGAGATGGAGGACTTCGAGACGGCACGGGATGTACTGCTGGATACGGAGAAGCTCATGCCGCGTGCGCTCGATTACGCAGGCGGAAACATACTGTACTCCGAAATGGTCCGCACCGTCCAGTTTGTCTCATACGAGTACTTCAAATACGGCAAGGCTGTTGCGGAGTGGAAGCTGCGGAAGCGACTCGAGCGAGATACACCACTGCACATGATCGAGCCACTGCTGACGCAGCTGTGTAATAACGGGGAGCTACGGTATGAGGGTAAGTCGCCGGAGAGGATATTCCTCCCGCGTGCGGTCCGAGGGGGTGGGGGGAGGGTAGAAGTAGAAAGTGGCGGCCTTACGAAATCGTAAGACCACCACCAGCCTCGACCAATCCTGTCTGCTCCCTACGGCTGAAGCTCTCCCCTCGTAATCTGCCGCAGCTTCCTCGTCTGATAGTCCTTAAACTGTCTCTCCACCGTCTGCTGTCGGCTGTTGTTATATCTCGCTACTGCGCTCCGCAGCATCGCATCCGGTCCGACTCCCTCCACAATCGCCCTCTGCAACAGTCTCGCCCGCGCTGTGAGGTCCTTCGGAGCGAGCATCATGACTTCGGAGTACGCTTCGCCGAGGGTGTTTGTCTTATCCCTCAACACGTCCTGCCGACGCCACAGTTCCGAGTCCACATCCAGCGCCTTCTGCAACACCGTCGTCGGTGCTCCAAGTCCAAAGGACAATCTGTCGATGTAGTCCAGATCGTCCACCAGCATGTTGCCAGTCTTCAAGCTGCGCAGTGCGTGGTCTGACGCAACTTGCTTGAAGCGGTAGATCGTCCTCGGCGCTGCCGCACGCATGAACAGATCAAAGGTCCGACGGGACTGCCCGGGGAGCTGCCCCGTAGTAAGGAACTGATCCGTCGCGGCCTCACCGAACTCCTTGAGTGAACTCAGACGGTCGAGAAGAGCGAGGCTCGTCAGTGAGTTCACATCCCGCAGCGGATCTGCTCCGGGTGCATTCGCGCGCTGCGCGAGAGACAGACCAAACATTCCAGGCACTCCGTAAAACATCAGGTCCAGCAGTCGGTTCTGCCCGGTGTCATCTCCGTATGCCTCATACGCTGCAGTCATCGCATCCTTCTCATTGACAAACTTCGAGAAGGTGTCTATTGCGAAGTAGCCCGGAGCCGCCGCTGTACCTCCGATCGCTCCCGTGCCGGCCATCGCCCACAGGAGCGGGACGAAATCGCCGTGCTGGAATCCCTGCTTGCTGTACCCCCACAGGTTCGCCAGGTAGTGCATCGTCCAGTTCTTGAACAAGCCGAACAGCGTACCCACCGGACCAGTAATCAATGCGGCGCGATCCGCCGCTCCGTAGTTGAACATGGTGCGCTCTGTCAACTGCTTCGCGAACAGGTACGCCTTCTCCCCCTCCAGTCCGAAGTACTTCTCTGCCGCCTGTAGTCCTGACATATAGGCGTTGAGCCGTGCGAACTCCTCACTCCGTACCGCGAAGAATCTGTTGGCGTTCCTGAACCATTCGAGAAACCCTACGTCCCCCTTCCGCAGTGCGGACAGGCCAGCCTTCTCAGACACCTCACCGACGAACTCCTCCACCAGCCGCGGCGCGACGACCATGTGATCTACTGCCCAGGAGAGCGCCTTCCTGTCCCCCGCGTCCGGCTTGATGATGCGGCGTAGCGCGCGCATGGTGAACTTCAGCGGGTCGAAGTGTTGGTACGCTCCAATCTGACTCCCCCGTATCAGCGCCGTCGAGTAGTCCATCATCAGATCGTTGACTGGAGCCCTACCAACATACGAGATCTCCGGCATCAGCGTCTGCACGATGCTGGCTACGTTCATCGCAGGGAAGATTACGTCTCCCCAGAGCAGCGTCAGGTTGAACATCGCATCGTTGACGGAGCGAGTGATAGACGACGCAGGGATACCGATGGTATCCAGAGTAATCTTGTCCACCATCCGACTGAAGCTCCCCTCGGGCGGCGGACGACCAGCGAGGTCAGAGATATACTTCGAGATGTTCTCTCCGGCGATCGGGAACTCTCCACCGAGGTCTGTCTCTAGCCGCCAGAGGGGTGCGTTCGCCACCACACCAGGACGAATGCCTGAGAGACGACCGATCTCGCTCGTGAGATACTTCTTCCGAAGCATTGACTCCGCGATGTAGTTCTCATGCTCGAGTAGCGAGCCGAAAATCTTATCCTTGATCTCCTTCTCAGTCAGCGGCCGGATGGCAAAGGAGACCCGCGTCGGCATACTACCAGACAACATCCTGCCGGGCGTCCGTGGTGCGAAGTGGAAGCGAAGCCGCGACTGCTTCGCAGCAACCGCTGCAGGGTCCCCATGAACCAGCTTACTCATCAGCTCTCCATCAGAGACTTGTCCCACCTGGATAATATGAGGCTTCCCTACGCGCCGAGTAATAGGACCGGCACCCAGTTCCTCCCAGCCAACCTGGAAGCCCTTCTCAGAGAGGGCCGCCTGGATCGCCTTTGCCTCTGCCATCACCTCGGCGCGCGTTCCGCCAGAAGCAACGTCGATGAGACGACTCCTATCGAGCTTGTTCCCTTCCTTGACGAAGATTGGCAGCCTCAGCTGTCCCCTCCATGCCTTCGCAATATGATAGTACGCATTCTTAAACCGCGGCTCCTGTCCGGCTATGTCGTACACCTTCCCAGCCAGAATGAACTCGCGGTCTGTATCCAGCCGATGCTCCCGCAACTTCTCCAGTGTTCTAATCACCGACCTGTCATACCCGCGTCGCGCCGCTTCGATAGGAAGAATATCGGTGTCAATAGCAGCAGTAAACTGTGCTAGCGTCGGCCTCGCGTCTGTGTTCCTCCGTGCCATGTCCTCAGCGAGATCCCAGACACCGCCTTCCCTGTCTACCTTCATCTGCCGCAGGAGCGTACCTTCCTGCGGAGCCCTCGCGCCGCGCGGTAGCCTCCCAGCCGTCTTATCCACAACCCTCTTATGCGCCATCGAGTATGTAGCCCGCGCCAGCTGCATAGCGCGGCGCTCCGTCAGACTCGACGACCGTGCGGTGCTCGGAGCGAGAATGCGCTTCGCGTAGATTTTACTTGTAGCGAGGCCAGAAGCAATATCGTCTACGAGTTCCTGTGGCAGTAGTCTCAACACCCTCTTGTCCGACATCGCCAGATCGCCGCTGGTCAACGTCGCCTCCGGCGACAAGAACGCATCAATGGCCGACTTCATATCCCTCGCGAGGCCGATACCAGTACCAGGTAGCATGGTGCCCGGCTGCGTGGGGTCCTCGACCCGCCCCGTGAGCTCTTCGCCGTATACCCGCGGCTGCTCCTGCATCGCGAAGGCGGTTCTCTCGAGGGCGGAGAGGGATTGGTCTCCAGCAGGATGGAGGGCTCGCGGGTTGTTTGTCTTCAGTACCATCCACCAGTCCGAGTCGGATGGTGCTGCTCCACCCCGGATCTTCCGTGCCATGACCCAGAGCCCATCGTCGCCGAGCTCTCTGTTGAGGAACCAGTGATTCCCGGCGGGCATGAAGTTGTCCCGGATCGTCTTTGCTACCTTCCCAGCATCCCTCGGCTTGATGAAGGTAGGGAACTGAGTAACAGCCTGCCAACCGTCTGGCAGTCCCGCACGGGTTAGGAGGTGCCCCGTCAGCTCCTCCGTCGCCCCAGGATAGTTTCCCTTCTGCAGGTCCTCAATCTTGTAACTGGTAAACGTACCACCCCGCGCCGCTTCGCCCTGCTTACGCTTGAAGAGATCTGAGACAACCGCGTTGTCCCCGCGCGAGAAGCGCAGTTTCGATACAGGCTGCCCCGTTGGAATGTAGCGGCCAAGCTGTTTCGAGTACTCCTGTCCGCCCCGCGTCGAGGTTCCGCTGGGCCACTCTAGCTCAATCTCCTTCTCAAACGCATGGAGCGCATCTTCCACCGCGTTCTTATCCGCATCGGGGAGCCCCTGGAACGTATCCGTCTCCCGGAATACACGCAGCCGTCCAATCTTATCCTGCGCCGGATCGGAGGTATTCCATCTGGACAGAATCTGTCCAAGCTGTTCCTCTCCCCTCCGAACGACAGTCCTCCCCGGACGAGATTCCTTGAACCACCGGAACGCGCCGCCGATGGCACCGGCGAGCCCGAGGTTTACCGCAGACTGCGCTGCGATGTTCTTCGCCCACTCTCTGTCCTCGAACGTGAGAGCTGTCGCAATCCGCGCCGCCTCAAACGGAAGCAGTTGCACTCCCTCTCGAAGCGCCCCGCGGGCGAAACCGCTCGCAACGTTCGCTGCGATGCCAGATTCCGCTGCGGACTTTCCGAGGCCGGCCACGACCGCGGAGAACTTTGGACCGAAGCGAGGGATTGCGCGGGCAGCAGTACTCGCCACACCGATGCCTGCCATGTAGCCGGGAACGAGGCCGAGGAGCTCCGACGTAGCACCGGCATACGGATGCTGTGCCCTGTACTCATCCACTCCCTCCAGCGGTCGCATGCCGAGGGCCTCGACCGTAGCGCCGGAAACGAGGGACTTCATAAAGCCTGCGTCCGCAGGCAGATCGTCCGGCTCCGGCGCTCGCCCTCCAGCCTGCGTGGCGAGGAGCTGCCCAATGTCGATGTTGCTCAGGTTCGAGTAGTCTACGACCGAGCTCGGATCACCCTCCTGTCCCAGCATACCAGCACGCACAGCGAGCATGTCTACTGGAGACCAGCCCGTCTGTGGAGTGGAGGGAATCCGAATCGGCTCCCTCCGGTCCACATACAGCGCGAGCGGGTCTGTAGCCGCCGGCGGTATTCCAGCAAGAATGTCAGCGAGATCTGACACTACTATTCTGTTCCTAGCTCTGGAGGTGTCTGCCCCTGCGAGGCACCCGTCAACACACCCAGTCCAAGCTGCATCTGAATCTGCGTCTCTACCATCTGCTCCAACTCATCTGCAGCCGTGTCCACGAGGAACGGATTGGCCTCCAGTATCTGCTTCCGCATCTCGTCTTTCCTCTTCACAATCTCTGGACTGGCAGCGTTCTGCTGATAGAGAAGCATCCCATAAGAAAGGGCCTCTCCCACCGGACCTCTAAATGTCTTCTTCAGATTCCCCACCTGGAGCGCAATCTGTGAGGGATCGTTCTTTCCTCCTCCACCAAGCGCCTTCGCGAGACTAGCGTTTGCTAGCGTTGCAGCGATTCCATCTGCTATTTCGTTCACAGTATACATGATCGGAGCCCCAGTCGGACGCCCGTTCATGTCTCGCTGCTGGACGATCAGCCGGTTCTCGTGGACTGCCACGTATGGAGCCGAGAGTTTTATCCGCTCCATCGCGATGTTAGCATCGTGGATGGCGTAGTTCAACGCAAGTGTCGCTCTCGTCTTCGCATACTCCGTGTCGATCTCTGCCTGCTTTAGCTGAAAATCCGCGCCGATCCTGGCCTGGTTCAGCTCCCTGTTCGCATCCAGCGTAGACAGACTCGTCTCTACTTCCGCCTTCTTCTGTGCGATGTCTGATGCCCGCTTCGAGTACGCATCCATGCGCCGCTCATACGCATTCCGCTGCTCCATCGCGCCGAGGAGGCCAGCGCCTGCGGCAAGAGCAATCGTGGAGCCGACGGACGTTCCCTGGGCGCTCGCAAGCGAGGCATGAGCTAGGCCGGCTTGTGCTTGCTCCCATCCCGTCGGAGGCCTGGGAAGGGAACCAGGCGTCATCTGTCCGAGGGCGTCGCGGATTCGACTGTAATCAGGGGCGACGATCTCAGGGGGATCGCCAAGCTGCGGGGTAGCCCCAAGACCCGGCGCCCCACGCCGCAGTCCTTCGAGGACGATTTGCTCGGGAGACGGCAGCGCTCCTGGGGCTCCCGTCGGCTCCGGCTCGAAGGTTCTGAAATACTCTTCCTCCCCCCGCGGTCCCAGCGCCTGTGCAATCGGTCGCGTCGGATAGAAGGGGTAGCCTTGCTGGAGAGCAGAGACGCCCCGCTCGATACTCGGATGCCTGCTGCGCAACACATCCAGTACCGACTGGTCCGTCGGAGCGATACCCTGCATCGCCAGGATATCCTCTGGCGTATAGTCTCGATACCCCCGCTCGATCAGTGCTCGAGCGGTGCCCGCTGCCGGACCGAGGGCCTCGGAGAGCTTCCCGCCTACCGTACTGAGTACGTCTGTTACGGACGGAGCTCTGGAGAGCGGGTTGACGATTCCGTACTCACCTGCGGGAAATGCCATACTGTACTCCTACGCCGCCCTCTGGCTCGGCCCCATGACTCCACCGAGGATATTGGACAGGGACGACATTCCAGTAAGTCCGCCAATGATCCCCTGAATCGTCCCCATCGTTCCAGTATCCGTACTGCTCCGTGCAATCTGATTGTACGGAAGTGGTGTCGCACCGAAGAACTGCTGCATCGGAACCATCGGGCGCAAGAGCGCCTGGAGGCGCTCGTTGTATGCTGCCTGTGCCGGCTGCACCACAGTCTCTTGTATAAGTTGTCGCTCTGCGCCGCCCACCTCGCCGAGGAGGCGCGGAGCGGTTTCCTGTAGGCCATAACCGCCTGTCAGAATCCGCGGTGCCTCCTGTGCCTGAAGCTGTTCCCGGTTCATGGCCGGAAGCTCGATTCTAGTCTGCAAGGAACTTAACCACCCACCAACTCCTTCTTCTTTTCCTCGAATTCCTCTCTGC